ATGTATGCGTTGATGTCGTCTGCCCGCTTTTGTGTTGCGATTTCGTAACTACCGGTATTATCTGGGCCGCGCTTGTTGAACGCGTCTATCTTTTGCTCTCGCGTTAATGGGTTTCCTCTTTTGTTACGTTCCATCGACAATATTCTATTAGCTTCTGGAGCGTTTAACTCAAAAGGAATTGGAACTTCGTATTGAGAAACATCTCCTCCCTGCGCGAACATATGAGAGTAAGTCCTATGAAGATCACCTGTAGGAATAACTGGCGCACCAATTTCTGGCGTGAATATAGTTGACCCCGCGTCTCCGAACCTCAAATCTTGCAACTCTGGATCGGTGATAACTTCATTGATTTGGTTGAAACTGGGCATGCCGGCGTCGCGGTAGGGCGCTTTTGACCCTTGCTTGATAAACCACTTCCTTAATTCTCCCGCCGATCCTTCTACTACCTCGCCCTTCTTGTTGTAAGTCGAGATTGGAGCTTCTCCTGCTAACTGAGCAATCCCCTCTGGCGTGTCAAACCCTGCGAAGTCTGGAAACCCAGTAAATCCACTATCGGCTTTCTTGCCTAATCTTGTCTTTGTTCTTACCGCTTTGTTCAAAGACTCCTTGATGGTTTTTGTCATCGGAATCTCTTGAGCCATTTTTGCCATGATCAGCGCCGGAGGGTCGCTAAAATCAATAGCCTGCTTACTCATAACGTTGACAACAGCCTGAACAGGCATCCCTAGATCATTTGCAATTTTGTCGATTTTCTTTTGATACCGTTCGGCGATAGCTTGACCAGAGGCCCAAGCTTCGTTTCCTCTAGCAAATCCTTGCCCGCCCTCAATGGTGACGCCATCTGGGACTAGTAACCCGCCAATCATATTTGCTTCGCCAACGTCAGACCTGTCACTAGGGACGCCAACCATCGCCGAACCGATATCTTCTTCCGCATTACGGATTCGCGGAGCCGGAAGATCTTTCCGCGTGTACTGAGTTTCAAAGCCACGCTCAACCGCCATCATCTCCCGATCACGAAGATTCTTGCTTTTCGACAACGCCTCTTCGTATTTCTTCCGGCTCGGGAATCCTAACGAAAAGATTCTGGAGTCCGATATCATGTTTGCGATTTGCTTCGCTACCTGAACTGCGCTCACTTCTTCACACTCTTCTTGCCGGAACACTGCCACCGCTTACGCGATAGCCGGAGGGGGGAGTTGGGGTCTTTGGCGGCTTTCGGGTACTGCTTCATCTGCTCATACGATCGAGCGCAATAGGCATCGCCTTTTGGAGTATTGGGCCGGACGCTTGCGCCTTTCGCGCCATACGATACCTTCTTGCCCGTCGAGGTCACTTTGACCTTCGCCTTACCTTTTGCCGGTTTAGCCACGTCCTTTCACCTTCGCCTTCTTGGTATTCGCTACAACAGTCTTCCCTTTGGCTCCTGCCGCTTTCTTCTTCTTCGCGGTCGCCGCTCGTTGCGCCTTCGTTAATGATTCAGCCTTGGACCGTGGTAAGCATCGATCAGGATTCTTTTGATTCTTGGACGTGCCGCACTTACCGGCGATCTTCCCTGAAGAGTCAATCCGCACCCAGTCCTGCTTGAACCACTTATCGAGGCTCATGCTTTGTACTTCCCGCCGCGCTTCTTGTATTCGCGGACTAGCCACGCATTAGCATACGCGGATGGATAGGTGTCAAACTTCTTCTTCGCCTCAGACTTCACGCGGCTGTACAAAGCGGCGTTAGTCGGTGTTGGCGACTTAGTTCGTTTGTCAGCGGCCATTACGCCCTCCGCGTCTTGCTCTTCTTGGCAACACCAGTGACGCGTCGCGCCTTATTCATTTCCTTGGCCTTCTTCTCCCTCGCTTTCTTAGCGGCGGCTTTTCCGGCAGGCGTATAGGCGTACTTCTTTCCGTCGACCATTGGCATATTAAATGACCCCTTTAATCAATCTCTTCAGTGGTTGCGTCCAACTAGACCCGCTAGATGACCCATAAATACCCACAGCCGCATCACCGGCTAGGGTTAGTATACACGCGTCCGCTAAATCAGGCGACGATAGCCCACGCTTCTTCATCTCGTCCTTGGACTCCATTCGCAACCGCCCAGACGAATTAAACGTGTAGCGGGGGGCCGTTATCTCGGCAAGCAGATCATCGTCCTTCGGTAACGCGCATCCGCGTTGCTCCAACCAGTTCTTCATCTTACCCCATAGCTCAGCACGGAGATTCACATAGGCGCTTTTCATCGCCGGTGACTCGGAGACGTTGATCCCGATCGCAGGTCAACCAAGTTCTCTGAGTCTATCGACAACGCCGGAACCCAGGCCAATCGAGTCAATGTATATCGCGGATGGGCGATCTAGCGACTCCTCGGCGTCGTATTCATTCTTAATCGCGCCGACCAGTTGCATGAGATCAAGCCCCTGCCACTTCTTCACTTCGGTAATCACGTTGCCCTTCTTCTTGGCGAGCGCCGACTTATCCGATCCAAAGCGGGCAACGTCGATCCCATAAGTCATCGTCGAGAACTGGTCGACCTCGATGTCACGGTTCATCGCTTGCTCACCAACAGAGAACGGGCTCATGGTGTCGTCGTCTGATAACGGGAACTCGCCTAGAACGCGGACGCGATATGCATTGCTCTCCTCGCCATACTTGATCGCCATCTCGCGAACGAACTCCTTGGAGACGCGCTTCGACTTCTCGCAGTTCACATGGAGCGTGAACCACTCATCCTTCAGGCGGTTGTGCGTCTCGTAGAAGTAGCCCGTGGACCGCACTGGGTTGCCAAGCAAGACCGTGACAGCCGAGTGTCCGGACATAGAACCCGCCGCCGCTTCAAAGACCGCCTCTGGGACGCCCGACGCTTCATCTGCCACAAGCATCACATTGTCGGAGTGGATGCCCTGCAACGCTTCAGGCTGTTCGGCGCGTGAGGTTCTGGCTGAGATAAACGCCTCCGTGGGGGACGGCTTGAGTTCGATGCGGTCGCTCTTCACTTCAAGTAGCTCGGAGAGCGCGGGAGGCATCTCCTTCACCCATCGTTTGATCTCGGCGAATAGCGCATCGAATAACTGTGATGACGTAGGGGCCGTGACGACGACTTTCACGGGGTAACGCGTCAGCAGATACCAGAGCATCGCCCAACTTGCCGCCGTGGACTTGCCGACCCCGTGACCCGAGCGGACGGAAATGCGCCGGTTGTTGTCGCGTATTGCTTCAAGGAACTGCGTCTGCCACTCGTCTGGTTTGACCTTGAATACGTTCTTCACAAAGGCGACCGGATCATCGCGGTACTTCTTAATGAAATCTACAAAAGGATTTTGCGTGGGTGCGTTCATTTATCTCCTATACCCCCAGGGGGTCACGTCGATGTGTGTCTCGTAGCCGCCGTCGCCGCCCCGTCAAATAAACCGATGGGGGGGGGTCATCGCGGCGGAGTTATCCACAGATGGACGTTTTTTCGTGTTCAAGTTTTGACCAATCCGTGCCGACCATTTCGTGACCTATCCACAGGCTCGAACCAACTATAATAATATCAATGACTTACGTCCCAACGTTGACAAGTTACTTCGGCGCGTAATCTCTATTATGTTAAATCGCATTTACGTCTCCGGTCACGATGTGGTCACGTCGTCTCGCGTGCGTGTATTCGCCGCGATGTGTGTTTTGTTGTTTATTCACCATCTTCAACGTGTTCAAACTGGCCCTCGATTGTCAGCCCTTTGATCGCTTCAAGGTATTGCTGATGGATGTTCACGTTCGCATCGATCTGCACCTTCTCGCCCCACAAATGCGGGTCCATTCGTGATGCTATCCATCTCTTGTTTTCTGCGATCACTCTAGCCGCTGAAGGCTCAAGCGAGCCATTACGCACGTCAGTCAGCATTGATTCGATATCGGCAACGTGCCATTCAGCCCTAGCGATCCTTGCTTGCTCGTAGTCCTGCTTCCTTGCCGGTACGCTATCAATCCAACGACGAACAGTCGTGTATGGAATATCGTTGCGCTTGCACCACGCATGAAGCGATTCACCCTGAGACACGCAGTCCACTAACTCCTGCTGTAACTCAGAAGCGTCCTCTGACATCTTGAGCCATCGTTCTCTGCGCTCTGCGCTTCTCGGTAACGGCTCTCCGCCACCGCCTTTCAACGTCTTGCTAGTCATAGTCAACCTGCTTCTCTCTAATCACCGTTTCCCAGAATGTTTGGCGCATGGCTTCGATTGACCCGTAAAGCATGAACAAGTCCTTCTCGCTACCACCAAACCAGAAAATAGGCTCCCCGTCTTCCTGAATAATCGTAAGCGCCATTCCGCGCGGAACAATGCCACCC